TAAAGTAAAAGTTCATTTCATCGAACGCTCTCCGATATTCAATATCGCTCAACTTCCTTAGTTCTTTTCCCGTCATGAACTGCATTATGTCGCGCTTCAATGATGCGATAGAATTTTCAGCTGAAAATATATCAAAGGTTATTTTATGTTTCAAAGCCAAAACAACGAAGTACCAAAGAATCCAAGTTGTTTTACCCGTATTATCTGCGCCATTAATCATCACGAATTGCCCTTGCTTGTATCGTAAATATTGGTCTGACATATCATCGCCAATGCCTAGCCCCATTTTTACCCTACCCTCTCGGATATTATCCAAAACATCTAATGCTTCGGACGGGTCGCAAAAAAAGTTTTCTTTCATTTTTTTAATCGTTTAACCATTCCTTGTGGTGTTTGTACCCATCCTTCCTTTATCATTTCCTCAATCCTTTCCTCTGAAACTGGAGTAAGTGAAACGTAGTAATCTTCTCCATGCTTCCCTTCCATCAGCGCGTTGTAATCTTTGCTTACCTTTTCGGGTTGATGTGTTAGCAGCCATCGGAAAAAGTGTGTAGCCATTTTCTTCATTGCTGGTTCATCTAATTCTTTTTCGTGGTATTTTTCGGACATCAAGAAATTTAGAAATGATTCTTTAAGGTTTTTTAATGAGGTTTGATAATTTTGAATTGCTCTGTTAACTGCAAAGTCATCACTAAATGTAAATTTTCCTAGTTTACTAATAGTATCTTTATTATCATTTCTATTTTCATTTTCCATATGAGAGGTCATATGACCTTCTTTTTTTTCTTCTTTTTTGCTATATTGATTTGACCCTTTTATATTGTTTCTCCTAGATGCAGTAAAGGTTTCACGCTTTCTCTTTTCCTCTTCAAGTCGAACATTATAATAAAGTCCTTCGCTATCAATTTCAAATTTATGCAAAAGTTTATCCAAATTTTGACCTACCGTATGAGCCATCATATGTTTGGTCATATGACCTCTATTAAATTGAAGCATCAATAATTCCATATAAGCGCCTTTTTCTTCGAAAGTCATTCCGAGAGTTCCACCAAGCCAATCGTTTGGATAGAATAAAAATGCTGGGTCTTTTGCCATTGTAAAAATATAAGCCGCTTCGGGGCAAGTCTGCTGAGGTGGTCTAATACCTATAAACTTGCGCCCGATTAAGCTGTTTTAAAATTTCTTTTGTGATTTTAGACCTTTCAGCAAAAGAGTTCCGCTAATATACGGAATTAATCCTTTCGATTCTCGTTTTTCTCAATCTTTTTCAGTAGTTCTTTTTCAATGTCGATTGAGAAGTGATGCGCATAATTTAAGCACGTCAATATAACATCTGCCAATTCTTCTCCTAAATTGTTTTCTTTGCCTTTACGATTAAGTAATGATTCATAAATAGCCTCTTCGAACTCTTCTTCAATTTTACGAATGAATTGTAAGTCTGTTGTTTCTGGTGTTATGTAACCACGCTTCACTATCGAAGCGTAGTTACGGGTGATTAGGTCTTGCATACTAAAATAATTCTTGCTGTTTAACCTCATCTTTAAATCTTGTATTAGCTAATGATAGATTAATTTTAGCCTGTTTAAAGTAGCTATCTTTTAATTCTATACCTATTGCTTTTCTTCCTAAAGATACTGGACTATAAACCTCGCTTCCAACACCCATAAAAGGGGTTAAAACCACTTCGCCAACATTAGAATATAACTCTACTATTCTATCAATAACATCTAGTTGCAATGGGTGAACGTGCTTCTCGTCATCTTCTTCTTTTGAATCTCTAAAAGGTAGTACATTATCAATTCTAATATCATCCCACACAGAAGAAGCGTATCGCTGCCATATATAATGGCTTAACTTATTGCTTTTCGGGTCTTCATGGTCTTCAAATTTATTGTTTAAGTATTCCCACAATTGCGCCTCGTTCATATCGCTTTCATTAGCGTTATTAAATGCTTTCAAAATATTTGGAAGTATTGGAGTTTCTCCAAAGTATTTTTTTAGTCCGCATGGGTGAGTTACAGGTACTTCATTTTCTCCTTTCTTAGTGAAAATTAAAACATAGTCAGGCATTGCGGTAAAGCATTTAGTCGAATCTTCGACTATAAACTTATGCATTAATGATTGTACCATTGTTCTCATTCTAACTTTTAAAGGCTCTTTCCAAATAGTAATTCTATTGCGGTATTCAAAACCATACTTTGTATGAATTCTAATTATCTCGTTCGGAAAGTCCCAAAGTCTGCAAGTATTATCAAAAACATCCGTACAATGAACAGCCGTAATTCTACCTTTCTTTGTTACCCTTGCAATTTCAGCAACTAAATATTCGTATTGCTCTAAGAATTGCTCTTTGCTTTCACAGTTGCTAAAATCATTTTCTGAACTTGAGTAGTTATACAAGCCAGCAAAAGGAGGGCTATACACACTTAAATCAATAGATTCATCATTTAGTGTTGGCATTACCAACATACAATCGCTGTTATAGATTGCGTAATTGTCAGTTATTAACTGGTCTTTTACTTTGTTTTCCATGTTATAAAAATTTAGGTTTAATTATTTGTTTGTCGAACTCTTTTGTTTTGTTGATGAAAGAACTATTTACATTCTTAGTTAAGTTTTCGTGCAATTCAATCGCTTTCTGCGTCTTCTGAGTTAAAGCCTCTATTACTCTTGTTTGTCCGTCTGATATAACCATATCAATAGTAACATCGTTTTTCTGTCCGAACCTCCAAAATCTTCTTATAGCTTGGTAGTATTGTTCATACGACCATGTTGGAAAAAATACAGAGTGATTGCAATGCTGCCAGTTTAAACCCATTGACGTCATCTTAGCCTTAGTGATAATTCTTTTTATTTCGCCGTTTGCAAAAGCTAGTAGTATTTCTTCTTTCTTCTCTATTGACTGACTACCAATAATTTCTACAGCTTCTCTATCAGATGATTTTAAAATACTGCTTTCGTTATTTGTGTTACACCAATAAACGCTAGTTTTATCACTCGCTAATTCAACAGCTTTTTCACATCTTTTCTCTTCTGTTTGTTTTTGTTCATGTCGTACTTCTGTCATAGACTTAGCAATAGGTGTGAACAGTTGAACCTGTCCGTTTACGTCAATCAAAGATTGGTTTTCAATGATATGTTTATTAACAATCAATTTAGGTAAAATATATCTTTCATCACTAAACCCTAAATCACTAGGCATTTTTACCATTATTGACCACTGGTTAACCCACGCAAAGAAATCTTTTTCAGCATGAGGTTTTAAATAAAACTTCTCACCTATATTTCTATTATTTGAATCAACTGAATTTTGATTGTTTTTAAAGAACTTACCAAGCATATCCATATACCCCATATACCCGAGAGCCTCGCTACTTGTACCAAGTTCTATGAAGTCGTTAGGCGACGGTGTTGCAGTGCTAAGAAATCTGAAAGGAATCTTTTTTACAAATGCCGTTACCTGTCCTTTAATTTTACCGTCAAAATTTTTAAGAATAGAACTTTCATCTAAAATAACGCCTTCAAAATCATTGCTATCAAAATAGTGTAGCCTCTCATAGTTGCAAATAACTATCTTCTTTGTAAACTTCCCATCCTTTGAATATTCAATATCATCAATACCCAACTTTTCAGCCTCTAAAATAAATTGAAATGCTACTGCTAAAGGCGTTAATATCAATACTCGTTTATTTGTTTCCAAAACAATATTATTAGCTATTGAGAGTTGAATAAGTGTTTTACCTAAACCAGTGTCAGCAAAGACCGCTATACGCCCCTTTTTAACTGACTTTTCAATAATGTACTTTTGGAAATCAAAAGCTATATCAGGAATGTATTTTGGACTAAATCCAAACTCCCCGATAGAGTGCTTTTTTTTCTCTAAGAATTCTAAATATTCCATTTGTTTGTTTTTTGTTTGTTTATAAAATACCTCTGCATGAATCTCGCACACACTTTTAACCTCGAGTTGTATCCGTTGTCTTTTGGCTAATGTTCTGTAATTAAACTAAGAGGGAAAGAACGTCGTTTGTTTGATTTTTCAAATGTAGTATTTTATTTTGATTGTGCAAACTTATTATTAAAGTTTAGTAAAATAATTTAAATTGTTCATCAAAATAAATATCATGCACCGCGTTTTTATCTGTGCATATTTTTACCCCGTTAAAGAACTCAATTACGTAATGTGTCCTATCCTCTTGCAGAATAGTAACAAGTTCGCGCTGCTTACACCAATAGCCTTTTTTCATATTACACTTCTTTATATTCAAAATATTTAACCAGTATCTTGTATTTGCCTGTGCTCTTTAAAAATTCAATGCACAAGTCCTCAGTTAATTCAGTATTAAAGTGTTTAATTTTTACATCTGAGCCGCTAATATAATTCTTTCGCTGCCAAGTTTTACGGCTTAATTGTTTTGTCGCCCCTCGTAAAAATTCAGCGCAGTACCCTGTTGTGGTGTAATTGACACCTAAGCCATTCTTACGACACTCCGCAGCAAATTCATTAGATGAGAAAAACTCATTCATTGCAATTAATGATTTTTGAAAAATTACTTTTCTCTCGTGTGAATGTTGTTTAGTTATAATTTGATTTTCCATTTTGCTTGTTTTTAATTGTTTAAAATTTAGTAAAGTATTCAAGTTGTTCGTGAAAGTACTCGTTTGCCAGCTTAACCTTTTCCAGCATTTCGTTTACGTCCGCTTGCTCAACTTTAAATTGCTTAGTGAATAGTCCGTAATCGTTCGGCACTCGTGGATCGAACCAAGCCAACACCGCAACATCACATTCACGAAGATAAGCGTCAGAAAGTACCTGCCAAAATCGCATTGGTAAATTACCTTTCAAATCTTCAGTATCGCGAATCTCTTTAAGGTGGTTAACGGTGTTTAAGCATTTCACTTCTAAAGCCCCGTTAATTTCACGAATCCAACCATCACCACTACCACCGTAGTTCAATGAATCAACTTTGATAAAGCTAGTTTCTTCGATAGTCCAGTTGTTTAATCGTGCTAAGTGCTTTTTAGCTAGTGGCTCGTTATCAATTCCCCATTGCATTGCTGGCGTAGTAAACACCTCCTCACGAATACCCGTTAAACTTTCGGCAACCTTTTCCATTATGTACGTCTTAGCGCCTTCGCTTAACACTTCACTTTTCAATTTAGGCTTGGTCATCAATCGATAGATTTGAGAGGAAGTAAACATACCTAAGCGCGCGTTGTGCCATCCTTCCGAACGCTGTTCCGCTTCAATGATTATTCTTGCGTCCATTGGGTAGTTGGTTTTTGGTTTTGAATTGGTGTAA